ATAGAGTGTTCAAGAGCAATTTCTTGTATATCAGAAATAACTTGTATATTTTTATCTTTTGGTTGATCAATATAATCTTGAGCGGTAGACTCCCAAAGCTCTGGATTTTCATTAGATACAATAATTTTTGTTATTTCAAATGCAACATCTTTTTGTTGTTTTGATAGTTTTCTTAGGGAGTGTTTTTCTCTAAGTGAAGCTTCTACTTTATCTTGCAATTTAGAAGCAAGAACAAAATTATTTTTAATTTTATCTATATCAAAAAGTGTCGCTTTAGATTGTTTGCCAGTGCCAATTGGTGAAATATTTTTAGTCGTTTGAGGCACACCAGAAGATCCAGATGGTCTCCCTGGTTCAGAACCAACTTTAGCTCCACCAATTAATGGTTGATACAAACCATTGTCTTTTAATTGTTTAAACTCTTGTTGAGATATTAGTGAGTCTTGTTTAGAAGGCAATCTTCCAGTTTCAATTGCTTGCAAGCCTTCTTCTGGAGTTAATATTCCAAGTTCAATTAATCTTGTATAAACTCTAGAATATTGGATATCATCTTTTAAATCAATATCTTCAAAATGAGGAGTAGGATAATTTTTAAATCCTAATTGCTTGCTAATTCTTCTAATTTCTGGAATTAAGAAATCATTTATAAATGTCTCTCTTGCTTGTTTTAATCTTTCTATAAATACTTGCACTTTGATACTTGTGTTAGCAAATTTATCATTTCCAATAAGAATATTATTCAAACCAATTTGAATATCTCTGTCTACAACTTCATATTTTTCTGGTCCAATAAGATTGCCAATATCTGGAATAACAAATTGAGCTTTTGTGGTATAATCTGCAATAAGCACTCTTCCAATGCTTTGATTTTCAAAAATTTTCTGCATTGCTTCTAGATTTTTTTGATTAATACCACCTTTATCTGGATCTGTGCCCATCGTGACTAGAAGAACAGCTTGTTGCATTGTTCTCGTAACTGCCATATCCATTTTTTTCATCTCTGCTTTCCAGTTAATGTCATCAAGAACTGGAAAACCCATTGGTACAGCAAATGGCTCGTAATCTTGTTTTTTATAAAAGACTGCGGCCAATCTTTCTATATCTAATGGTAAAGTCAAAATGCCAATTGTTTTTTGATTGATCAATTTTTGAGTTTCGAGAGGTAGGCTTTTTAAAACTTCTAAATCTTCCTCTGTTTTAGGGCTTTTAAGTCTTTCTAATTCATAATCACTAATTAATTTATAATATCTTCCAGATGAAAAATTAATACTTCCACCAATTTGAATATCCGCAGGATTTAATATAATATATTTTGATGGTAAGTTAACTGATGCGTTGCTAGTTAAACCAAATGTTTGAGTTATTTTACTAATGTCATCGTCTTTCACTTTTGTATCGAATCTATAAATGAAAACATTGCCGCTTCTATAATATTCTCTAAAAAATTTATCTTGAAAATCAAACAAATTAATTTTTTTAAATAATGCATTAAAAAAATCACGACTCTTCTGGCTGCCATCTTTAAAATAAACATTACTGCAAGAAAATTCCGTCATTAAGTCAATTGTGTTTCTAAATATAGCAAAATTATAATAACATTTTTGGCACAATATAACGGCATCTCTCACGTTCATATTAGAATTAGCTGAAATTCCAGTTGAATATCTAAACGGTATTAGTCCATCATCAATATTCTTATATCTATCTGTTCTGGTAATTGTAGAAGATATATTTCTTCTCATAGGATTACTATTGCTAGAGACGCTTGAAGCTTTGCTTTCATAAACAGAAGCTTCTGAAACCATTATAGGCTTAACTTCTTCAGTTTTTACTTTATTTTGATTTTTTTTAGCCATTTTCGTAAATATTACACTTTATAAGACAATAATTGGCGAAAAAGTATTTATTTCTTCAATTTTAGGTGCATCCATTATATCATTATAGCATTTTATAGCCCAATTTGCTAACATAAATGCTGAATAATTATCTTTTCTGGCTTTATTTGCTGAAACGCTTCTTTTTAGGTGTTGAGGTAAATCAAAACTTTGGGTACCTCGACTAGTGGCAGAATGCTCAACTAATACGCATTGTTTTTTTGTTTGATATATAAAATCATCTTGATTTTCTATAAAATCTAATAAAGTCCAATCTTTTTTATCTTCTGTTTTCATCAAATCTAATGGTATATTTAAATTTATAGTTTCATTAAAAAATTTTTCATCTGAAGCAGTTCTACTGGCAAGCCATACTTTTTTATAATCTATGCATGCTTGTAAATATTCATTTGCTTTTCTAATAAAATTAGTAGTAAAAACTTGATTAAATGCAATTTTTTTATCTTCTAAATTATATTGATTTCTTACATTTCTTAATTCATTTTCGTAATCTTGACCTTCTAATTCTGAATTAAAATTAATTGTTTTAATTTCTAGTTTATCTTTTTTAAATATAGAAGACTCATTGCATGCCGCAAGAAAAGTATCTGCTCCAGCATTATCTAATATCATAAAAGTAATATTAAAATTATTTAATATATAATAAAAATAATTTACATGATTTTTAAGATTTCCAAGGCCAGCGTATGTATGAACTAAGATGCCTTGTTTTTTTTCTTCATCTAACTCCATAACTGCCATAGCGAAATAATCTGCATTTGGACTATCACTCATATTAGGATCTATGCCTAGAATATATTTTTTATTTGGATCTCCCTTCATTAACGTATGAGGAGTTTCGCCAGCTTTTATTGTACAGTCTTCCATTTTTTTAGCATTAAAATAACTATCGCTTCCATCTGTAAATTGTGCGCAATATTCTCTTAAAAATCCGCTGTGGCTTGAACCTCCAGCTTGAGCTTCTTCAATAATTGTTTTATCTATCATCTCTTCTGGAAGAGCTTCATAACTCATTTGGCTAACAAAATATGTGGCTTCTGTTTTTTCTGGAGTATTTATTTTTTCACACCATTCACGATAAGTTTTATAAAGATTCTCAAATGTATAACTAGCCGAAGAAAGAGCAATCATTTTGCTTGTATTTTCAAAAACTGCCCGATCTTTCTCTTCCATTAATCCTTCTGAAATTAATTTGTCTTCAAATTCCCTAATTTCCATTCTTTCCTTTATGTTTTGCGGAGCAACTAAGAAAGGCATAAGTACATTCTTAATGATTTCTTCTGGTAATAAAAGAAATTCGTCAAGTACAAGAACATTCGCTCTAAAACCTCGAATCTTTTCTCCATTTAATGGTATCGCTACAATACTTCCACCATTAATTTGCCATTCAAACTGATCATTTCTTTTAGTTTTTGCTCCAAAGCATTGACCTAATAATTCTGCTCCAGGACTTTGAATAATTTTCTCAAGATTGTTAAAAATAAATCTTGCTGTTCTAAATGTTGGGCCTGCAATAAGAATTTTTGTATTAGGTTCAAATATACATTGAATAAAACAAAATACTGCAGCCATGAAACTTTTTCCACAGCCTCTTCCGAAAACGCAAAGATTGAAATTTCTATTCATAAGAGCTTTAAGATGAATTTCTTGATATGGAGCTAACTTGACCCCACTGATAAGTTCTGTTGTAAATCCTACGTTTGCTCTTAAAAATTTAGCTAATGATATTTTTGCTTCTTTATCGTTAAGGTATCCCTTAAGTTCAGATAATTCTGCATTAACATTTTTGACTTCTTTTATATATTTTTCTGGACAATATATCATAAAATTTTTATGTCATAAGCCAATTGAATATCTATCTTCTTATAAAAGCATTTGCTTGCGAAAATAGATTCTATTAATCTTGTCATTTCGCTGCGTCCATCCACAAATAAAAATTGTAAATTATCATAATTTTGTAATAATTCTCGCACATTATGAAATATATATTCTGGAGTAGCTTTAATTTTTTTACTAATATGAGGTAAATATTGAAAACTTAAAGCATTAGTTAGTGATTCTTCTACCATAACTATAACATAAGCATTATTTTTTTTAGCTTTTTCAATTTCATTTTTAAAACGATCATAATTTTTTATACTTAATGTACTAATAAAATCACTAAGACTTTTTCTTTCTATAAAGCATGAGCAATTGTCATTAGAGCAGGAATAGTCACCAAATGAAAGAGTTTTAATTTCAAAAGGCACATCAAATTTTAACCAACTTTGTTCTCTGGTGTCAATATAAATTGTATCTTTTGTTGTCAATTTATTTTTAAATTGATTAGATATATTTTTTGGATGTATAAATTTATTCTCTAAACCTATGGATGAACATAAACTATAATAATCTTCAAATATTTTATTATAAAATACAATTGAAGGAGCCATAATAGTCCTTAATTCAACTTGAGTAGGAGAATATATTAATTTTTTATTCTGTTTTCTTTTAATTAAAAGTTCTTTGCAATAATCTTGGGCTTGTTGTATTGGTTGATTTTTTAACCATTTTTTCATATTATTCTTATCATTGAAATCGCTATTCAAATATTGTTCTTTTGTTTTAAAATTAATTAATTCATTGGTTAATAAATCGCGCCGTTCATAATATTTTTGATAATATTTTACTTTATTTAAACCATAGCCTTTTAGGGCAAGATGAAGGCTTTTTTCATCTTTAAATTCCTTACCATCAACTTTGCATATTACACTCATCCATTTAATATCTCATCTTTTGATATACCCAATATTTTAGCTTTCACTTCGTCCATTGTCGATAATCTATTTATTTCTTTTTCAACAATTTCTTTTCTCATTTCTGCCATTTTTATAAGTTTAGCGCGACTCTCTTCTTCTTTCCACATTTGGACTAAATTTATAATTGAAGCAGTTTCTTTTACCTGTTTACTTAATTTATCACTACGCTTTACCTTAAGGTCATTATTTAATTTTTGTTGACGATTAACGCAGTCATTATATTCTTTTCTTGCCGTACTACTAGCTTCAACAAGAGCCATTGGAATTTTACCATCTTCTTGCATAGATAATTCTATTTGATTTTGTAAAACATTAATCGTTTGTTGAATATTAGAAGATATGACTACTTCTGTGCAAAGAACAATATATTGATCGACTTCTTCTTGAGAAAGATCTCCTTTGTCGTAAGTATATCTAACAAAACTACTCTCAAAAAGTTCTCTATCTGGTTCATTGTCATAAATATTCATTTGATGAATAAATCTATGAGTATTCATATAACTAATTAAAGCGTTTATTTCTTTTTTATGTTTGTGTGTAAGTTTATTTTTATCAATTCCATCTAAAACATATTTATTAATTTTAGCTATTGTTCTTTCTTCACTTTTAGGGGGTCTATATCCTTCTGTAGCTACATTTTCATTTTCTATATTATTAAATTTTATATTGCTAGGAAGATTTTTCATATACTCTAAAATGCTTCTTGTTTCTTGACATAAGTTTGTTAATGTCTCATTTTTAAATAAAATTTTTGCCATTTCTAATCCAGTCATTGTATGACAATTATTACTAATATATTCTTTTTGATCGTTATCTAATTCTTTGAGTCCTTTTGCTTGGTATTCATGACTTTTTCTTGGTTTAATAGATCTAGACGCTAAAAATTCTTTAACAGCTTTGCCCTCTTTGCTTCTGCCATCAAGATCGTCTCTATCAAAAGCCAACTTAACTAACTCGACTAATGATGGTGGATTATCTAGACGGTTATTCCATTCGCTCAATAGTTTTAATTGTTGGTCTTCTGTTAATTCTGGTAAATTTTCGCTCATATTAGTGAATATCTATATCTCCATTATAGAGATGCTTTTTAACTTTTACTATAATAATCTTTTTGATATTTTTAATCTGCTTATATCCTGCAATTCTATTTTTTTCGCTTGTTCGATATCCCATTAATTTTGCTGTTTGCTCTTCATTCTTACCTTCTATATATAAATGTTGATATACTTTCCATTCAATAGGTTTCAAAACTTTTTGCATTTTATTATGAATATTCTGTGCTGTTTTTTCCATATTAAAATTATCAATTGGTTTGTCATTAATTTCTTGAGAATGATTTTCAATGCTTACCGTGAGCTTTGTATCGTGTGCATTTTTTTTACTTTTTTCCCAATTTGCATAAAGTGGACAAGCGTTACATTGATTTGAATAAATTGCACAGCCATCATCGCCTTCCGCTGCCGCACACTTAAGGCAAGGGCGTGTGAAATTACTATAGTTATTTCTTATTAAATTTTTAATTTGATTACTTATAATTCTATTAACCCATGGAGCGAGAGGTTTTTCTGAATTATAAAGGTGCCATTTTTTATAAATATGTATCCTCAATATTTGAGATACATCACTAAAATCCATCCAATTAATTGCAGTTAAATTCCATTTATTTTTTCTTTTAATAATTTCAGAATTAATTGAATCTATCGAACTTTCAAAAGTTGGCTTTTTAGCCATCTTTGTTTCCTCGAGAAGAACGTATAGATCCTGCTTCTCTTCGGAAGTCTTCTAGGAATTTTTTACGATCTGCTTTTGTGATTGCTTTACCTTTGATCTTTTCTCTTTTTGATGCGTTTTTTGCGCTTCCAATAATATCTCCAATTTTAATTTTTTGTTGGGCTGTTGAATTCCCTTGTTCAATTTCAACATCTAATCTATGAATCGATGGCATTTTATTAATATCATTTTCGGAATCATCGAATTCGAAATCTGCATCTTCGTCTTGTGCGTTTATTGCTTTTTCTAATCTTGGAGAAATCTTCTTAGGCCCAACTGGTTTATCGACTGTTGGTTTTTGAAGCAAAACTTTATTAATAACTAGTTTATCAAAAGATGTTCCGCATGCACTGCAAAATTTTGGTTTAGAAGCTGAATAACTAGTTGGATTACCACATTCCGTACAATATAACTTTAACATAATTATAATTATACTTAAAATTAATTAAAATTTCAATATTTAATTAATGTAGTTCTTCAAATTTTTCAATAATATAAGCTAAAATATCATTTCGCATGATATCTTCTCTGCCAAATTTAAAAGTATGAATACCTTTATCAGCACTCTTTTTATCATCGAAAAGATTATATATTCTTTCAAATCCACTATTTTTGATATCTGCTTGTCTAATATCTCCTATTAATATTAATTTACTAAATCTACCCATTCTAGTAGTAATTAATAATAAATCATGTATACTTAAATTTTGAGCTTCGTCGCAGATAATATAACTTGCATTAATACTTAAGCCTCTTAAAAAGCCAACTGGCAATCCTTTTACTCGTTCTTGTTTTAACAGCATTTCTACTTGATTCTTTGGTAATAATTCGTATAGCTTATCCATTAATGGTTGTAAATAGGGATCTAGCTTACTATGAAGATCGCCTTTAAGAAAACCTAGATTATGAGAGGAGCTCTCTACAGGATTACGAACATAGAATATTTCGCCTATTTTTTTGCTATTAATTGCATTTAAGGCTGCGTATACGCTAAGAAGACTTTTGGCTGTTCCTGCTGGGCCTTTACAGAATACAATTTTAGTACTTTTATCTTGAAGTAATTGAATAAATTTCTTTTGATTATCTGTCCATTGTAATTCGCGAATAGTTAAGAAACCTTCAATTTTATCTCTTTGAGGAACAGAAACTGACTTATCTTCTTTTTGTTTGTTCTTTTTAGACATGCGACTTACATCTAAGTTTACACCATATTTTAAATTTAGTGTAAATAAAATAGCTGTGGCATATCTCAACGCAAACATACCTCCAATTGAATGTTACGTCCGTGGTAACTACTTGAGGAATCAAGAGGATAGTTTTGATAAGAAATATAGATGTTTAATTTTTGGGGTTACGAGTTTACCTAGTCAAGTTCCGCTTTTTAATTTTCTTATGGAAGATGGTGGAATTTGGTGGCATGCACCTATTAGTGCTTTTTGTTCGGAAGAAAATGCGCCAGATATGGAGCTAACTGAACTAGAACTTTGGGATAGTTTTAGTTATCATAT